AAACAATCACTTAGGTTTACTTTCTGACCTTGCACCTATGATATTGGCTAAAAAATTAGCTATTGGTAGCTGGCTTGATTTTGTAGAAAAGTTTGGAATACCAGCTCGATGGGTTACTACTGACCGTGAAGACAATACAAGATTGAAAGAATTGTTTGATATGATGATTAAAATGGTAAGTAATCACGTAGCTGTTTTAAGAGGGAATGAAAAAATTGAAACTGAAGCAGTGCCAAATACTGATGCTTATAAAGTATTTAATCAGTTAATTGATAGAGTGAATTCTGAAATTAGTAAAAGAATATTGGGCGCAACAGGAACTACTGATGAAAAGGCTTTTGTAGGCGCTGCCAAAGTACACCAAGATGTGGCTAATGACCGACACGAAAGCGATAAGTTCTTTATAAGAAACTTAATCAATAACTTTTTAATTCCAAAATTGGTGTTGATTAGTCCTGTATATTCTCAACTGGCAAACTATTCATTTGAATGGGACACCACTGAAGATATGAGCAAAGCACAAATTATTGATAGTGTGGCAAAATTGAGTATGTATGAGATGGATCCTGTTGAACTTGCAAAAATTACTGGACTTCCTATTGTTGGAAAAAAAGAACCTACAGAAACAAAACCAGCTGGAGGTGTGGGCGGAAAAAAGTAACAGACAACATATCGGCTGAAATTGAAGCTTACTATAGTGCTCATTTTGAAGAACACGCTACTTGCTGTGGTGGAATAGTAGAACCACAAGCTATTAATTTGGAAAACTGGACTAAAACTATAGACCAAATAGCTAAAGATTTACATAGTGGCAAAAAAAAACCTACAGACTTAAATAAGGATTACATTCTGAAAACTGGCAAGGTTTTGAGTGATGGAATTACTGAAGGATATGGAAAAGTGAAATACAATACTTCAGATATTAAAAACATTGCTTCCCTTCAGAAAAATGCTTACTTGTTTTCTACCTATAAAAATGTAGCTTTTCAAGAGAAAATAGCCAGCTATGTAAATGATAAAGATGGTAAATTAAGAAGCTTTTTTGACTTTAAAAAAGATGTTTTAAAGGTAGATAAAACCTATAACCAAACTTACCTGCAGGCAGAATACCAAACTGCTGTAAGAAGCGCACAAGCAACCAAACAATGGGAAGATATTGTAAGAAGAAGTAAGCGATACCCAAACTTGGAATACAAAACTGTTGGAGATAATCACGTTCGTGAAGAACATACAGATTTGAATGGACAAATAAGACCAATTAATCATAGTTTTTGGAACACTTATTACCCACCAAATGGATGGCGTTGTAGATGCTATGTAGTTTCTACTAATAACCCCGCAAATGGCGATGATGTGCCTGCCGTTGATAAAAAGACTGTGCCTGAAGTGTTTAGACATAATGTAGGAAATAGTAAACAGGCTTTTCCTTTAGCAATACATCCATATTCTAAAAACCTAAAGAAACTAAGATTTAGTGATATTCACGATTTTGTTGCTAAAAAAACACCTTTCCAAAAATTTGAAAATTTTAAAAATGGTAGCACTTTAATGGTTAGTCCTTTTTCAGATGTTAATGATTTTTATCCTAATTTATTTTCTATGATAAAAATAGCAAAATCTGAAAAAAACTCTATAGCTGAAGTAATGCATCATTTAATGCTTGGGAAAAATCCTGAATTAAGATTTAATGGAATTATTGGAGATAGAGTAGAAAGTGTTGGTTTTAATTCTGTCAAAAATACATTTCAAGGTAGCAAATCTAAATATGGAAAGAATGGTCAATTAAAATCGTTTGAAAAATCATTTGTTCTTTTTGATTTTCAAGATACTAAATTAACTAATAATCAACTTGAAAAAATAGCAAGATTGATAAATGGTAAAATGCAACAATTCAAAAGAAATAAGTTTAATTTCTTTATAATTAATAATGAAGTAATAAAAGTGGATGATACTATGAATATAAAGGAAATTAGAACCGCCTTAAAAGTACAAAAGACAAACTAAAATAGCTGTCTTTTGTAGTGCAGGAGTTGACGTATCGCCTCCAAGACTACAAATATACAAAAAATATGTCAAAAATTAATAAAATACCTGATTTTATTGGAATGGCTGAAGAATTGAAGTCTAATATGTTTGATGACGCTGAAAAGATGGGTCTTGATTTTATACAAACAAATTTTGAAAAAGAAGGATTTATGAATGGAAGTTTTGAATCTTGGGCTGGCAGAAAAACAGCTTCAAGCTATAAACTGCTGACTGTAACTGGCACTTTAAGAAATAGTATAAGAGCTGACAGAAACGATACTCAAGTAATATTTACCGCAGACACGCCTTATGCTCAAATACATAATGAAGGTGGAATTATTAAGATGAAACGAACCAAGAAAATGAGAGGTTTCTTTTGGTTTATGTTTAAAGCTACTGGAATAGCAAAATATAAATGGATGGCAATAAGCAAGAAGCCAAATGTAGTTTTTAGAATTCCTAAACGCCAGTTTATGGGCGATAGTAAAAACTTTACCGAAAGATGGGACAGACATATAGTAAGAGAAATATTAACGAATTTCAAAAATATTAAACACAAATAATGGAAAACTGGAAAGATTTATATACTGAAATAGCAACAAAATTACAAACTGAAGTACCTGGCGTAAAATGGATTGACCTTTGGCATAACCAAGTAAATTTTTTGGAAGAAGAGCATCCTTTTCCTGCACCTGCTTTGTTTTTGAGTTTTAGAGCATTGAGTGCAGATGATAGAAGTAAAAATATACAGGACTTGAACACTCAAGTAGATGTATATGTTTTCTTTGAGACTTTTGCAGATACTTTTATGGGAAGTTTTAACCAAAATAGTGCTTTAGCGTTTTTGGACGCTACAAGCCTTGTAAATAAAGCCTTGCACGGCACAAGTGGTGTAAACTATACCAGTATGCGAAAAGTGGCTTTAGCACCTGTAGATACTGGTAGCGCACAGAACCTTTACAAAATTTCTTTTGCCTGCCTGGTTACAGATGAAAGTGCTGCTAAAATAGATGATGACATTGTAGATGATGATGGTGATGGTGAGAATGAGTTTGCTGATTATATTGTTGATTGATTTTTTAGATAATAGATATTAGATATTAGAAAGCCAGTAACAAATTAATGTTACTGGCTTTGTTTATAGTTTTAGAGTTTTTTTACAAACCCATACTTTTCATATATTTTGCTTGCATTTCTTTTTCAATTGCACTCCATTTTTTATATTCCACTTCATTTTTTGCTTGTAAATAAAATGTAGCTACTATAGAAGCTTGTGCAGTTGCTTGCATCCAATCTCCATTGTTTTTTGCAATATTAAAAGCATCTATTTGGTCTTTTGCCAAATCATTAGATATTTCTTTTAATTGTTCTTTTTGATTTTGTTTGATAGCTTCTTCACAAGAGATAGTAAAATAACAGTCAGTAAAAATCATTTTGCAAACGCTTTTTACTTTGGTGTTGTAAAACATTAAAACGATTTTACAACACGCTATATAAATAATGCTTAGTTCCGTGCTATAATTCAAGTTTAGTAATTATTAAATCATAATCAAATATTTTTTCTTCCAACGCTTTTTTATTCTCGTTCTCCAATAGTGGTTTAAATCTTGTTTCTTTAAAACAGTTTGTTGGCAATATTGGCACAGTACCACAAAAACATTCTTTTCTACTACCACTATTTACACCTTGTATTAATACAAGGTTATCGTTACAAAATTCACAATCGTCAAATCCTTCAATTGTATATATTTTACCAACTGTAATTCCTCTCGATTTAGAAATACAAACCACCTTTTGTCCTTTTTTAAAATTTACCATCGCTCAAAAATATTTAATTATTAGTTCTGTGTTTAATTCAAAGTTCCGTGTATTTAATGTCGCACTATTCATATAGCAATACGTTATTCTCAATTATTCTTGATAAATTATTTTTTCTATTGTATTATAATTTAGCCAATATTTAGCAGCAATTTTGTTTAAAATATATTCTCTTGTGTATATTTTTTTTGCTATTAAATTGGTGTAGTCTTGCTTTATTAGCTTGTTTCGTTTTTGTGTTGTTTTACGTTTTGCCATTGTTTTTAATCATTAAAATATTCTTGATTAAGGTAGCTTGCTGGATAGGCTTTGTTTGCTCCTGATAAATTCAATTTGTTGTTGTATGTTGGTATGTAGGCCAGGGCTTTTTGTTTGTTCATTTTTGTCATGCGGTTCCAGGTGGCTTCTGCTTGTTTTCTTTTTTGCTTGTAATTGT